ACTTGACCAGCAGCAGAGGTAATAAATCCAAGAGCAAAAATAATAATCTGTTGCTGATCTTGTGGAGTATTAACAAACATCAAAATAGCGATAAGAGAAAAGGCTAATCCGACAACTCCTAAAGCCAACACAGGAACAACCAATTTATCTAGCTTAGTTGCGTATTCGCTAGTAGCTACTTGAGCATAGGCTTGTCTTGCAGAATCTCGGTCTTGGACTTCTAATTTGGCATATTCAAGGTCTAATTCTTTGAGCTTTAAAGCCATTTCAGGATCACCAGTAAGCGCTTTTGTAACACCTTCAACAGTCGCATCATCAATGCCTAGCTTAGAAGCTATCCAACCTACGGCAGCTCCTCCTGCTGGCCCTGCAACTGCTGTAGCCAAAACAGGAGCAACTCCTTTAAGTAATCCTAGCAATGTATCCATTATTTATAACCCCATACTAAAAAATAAGCTATTACACCAGCTATTGCAAAACACCAAAACTGTGCAACTTTAGCTTTATGTAAATCTTTATCAAATTCTTTTTGAAACTGTTTTTCTTGCTTTTCCAACTTGGCTTTTAAAGCCTCAACTTCTACCCATCTTTGACCATATTTCTTTAAGAAGTCAGCTCTTAATTTTGCTTCTTCTCGTCTTACTTGTTCTTCATGTTCTTGATTGATTTACAAGTCGGACTAATTCTTCGATTGAACCCTCTAATTTGTCTATTTTTTTAGACATTTCTTCTAATTTTTTTTCGTTGTTCTCCACAGTATTCCACAAAACTCCATAGCGAACTGGATCTAGCTCGAATGACATACTAAGCCTTCATAATGTAAGCAAGAGCATAGTAAGGTGGCAGATTAGCGTTAGTTCCGCTAACACCAGCAGTAGTATTGGTTGTAGTTGTAGCAACACTAATTCCTGTTGTATTAGATAAAGTTGCATGACCTGGCACATTACCCATTCCAGTTGTAAATGCTGCTCCAGCTCCTCCTCCATTTGGTGCGCCATTTGAAGGTGAAGTATGTGTATGACCAGGATCTGTAACTACAGAAGTTGAGGTTGCTGTATGAGTATGACTTACAACTATTGCATCAGCAGTTCCTCCTGTAGCGTTTACAGCGTAAGTATTACCAGCTCCAACAATAAATCTATCTCTTAAATCAGGAGTTCCATTTGCTCCATTACATAAAAACCAACCAGCAGGAATAGAACCTGTAGATCCTGACCAAATAATAATTCCACCGCTAGGAATAGCAGGAGCTGAAGCAGGAGCATTTTGCAAAATTGGATAAATATTGTCTAAAGTCTGAATTAATACCGCATCAGCGTTTTGAAGAACAAACTTGTAGGAATAACCAGTAAGTAACCAAATTTGCTGTGGAGTTCTACCTGAAGCATCCAAAACAATAGGATTAGCGTTAGGTATAGTTCCACCATTGTCTGTATAAGTTACTAATGGAGTAGAAGATCCTGCTTGATAGGTGTAGATTAAACCACCAGCTAAAGGAACTCCATTGTCATCAAAGAATTGCTGACCTACTCCGTATGGGGATAAAAGAACTGATGCCATAATTATTCCTTACCTATGTCTTTAAGTTTAATTCCTGCTTTTGGTGAAAGTCTTTTTTCAGACTCCTCTTGAGCTGCTTTTGCTGCTGCTTTTGCTTGTCTTTCAGCTTTCATACCGCCTAAAGTGCTTCTTAAAATTGTTCCTCCAAATGGAACTTTCATATTAATTGCTGTTTCTGTAAGTCCAGCAGCAATATTTTCAGCAGTTTCTTTTGCAGCTCTAGCAGCGTTTTCTTGTCTAAGTATTTCTGTATTTGACACATTGACAGAATGAACACCTTTTCTTGGTTCACTTAAATTAGCAACATCAGCTAAGTCTTGCAAATCTTTTACAGTCATATTGTCAAACATTACAGGCAAATTAGACTTATTTTGCTCATAAATTATTTTGTTTAAATTTGCTTGGCTTACTGTTCCTTTGTCATTTCTGATGCCTGAATTTAATTTAAACTCATCAATTTTTAATTTATTTAATGCTTGATGTTCAGGAGAATTTCTGCCAATCAAGTCCAACATTCTTTCAATGTTTACTTGAGGAGTATTAGAAGCATAATGTTTGGCTACAAAATTATTAGCAGCAGGATGAGGAATACCAGCTTCTATTTCATCAGGAGTCCTAGTATCAGAAATGGCTGCTTTGTATGCTGGATTTTTTTCTTTGGCTTTTAATGCAGCAACAGCTTTTCTAGCTTCATCATATAAGGGTTTATACTGAGCAAACTCATCTTTAATTGGAACTTGCTCTAGTTTTTCTCTAATAATGCTTGCTGCTTGAGCTTCTAAAGGATCTTTAGAAGTTCTTGCAATAGTAGCTGTATCAGTTCTGAAGTTTTCATATTGTTCAGGAGTCATAAACCCTTGAGCCAATACTTCATCTAAATCAGCTTGCAATCTTGCAGGAACATACCTAGTTCTTTGTTTTTCTTTAAGACCATTAATAATATTTTCTCTTAATGCTCCAATATCAATAGGAGCTTGTGATCCACCAGCAGCTCGGTTTGCTTTTTCATACAAAGCTCGAATATTTGCTTGGTCATTAATGTAATCATTTTTTAACTTATCCAATGGCATTGAAGCCAATCGAATTGGATCGTTATCAAAAACATCAGGAGAAACTTTTTCTTTAATTGTGTTGAATCCTTGAATTAGCTTAGGATCACGCTCCTCAAATCTAGCTTGTAAATTAGGATCTGTTTTTCTAGCATTAAACTCATTAGACATTAAAGATGTGTTTTCTAATGCTTGTCCTTCTGTTGGAACTAAACCATATTTAGCAAATTTATTATGGTTTTCAATGACTTTAATGTTTTCTTCTGTAGCTAGTTTTTCAATAGGAGTATTTTTTAATGATTCTTTTAAATAATCAGGAGCTTCAGTTAATGCAACTTGAACCCTATTTTGCAGATTTGCTTCCGCAGCTCCAACTCCTGACATTGTTGGTTTAGCACTAGGAGCTTGAGCAGTTTTTGGAAAACGATTGTCAAACTGCTCTTGAAGTTTTAATACAGTAGTCTTAGGACTAGGCAATTTAGCGCCAACACCTACTCCTAATGTGCCAAGCATATTTTCCACATCTTGCTTTGGTATGCCTGTTTTTTGGGAAATAGCATCAGCTCCTTCGCCAATGTATTGCCCAATCTTATCCATAATTCTGCGAGTAGCTTCTTGCTTATAGGCAGGATCTTCGGTAATGCCAAAAGTTTTTCCAATAGAAGGAGCGTTAGCTACCTTTTGAGCTGTTGCAGTAGCTTCTTCAGGAGATTGCCCAAAAGCTCTGCCACCAGCATAAACAACTTGACTAGCAGCAGCAGGAACAGCACTAATAGCTATATCTGCAACAGAAGCTAAACCTTTGAGTAAATTTTTGCGTTCTTCTAAACGAGGTATTTTAGGTGTTGATTTTTTTTCTTCTTTAGTTGGCTCTGCTTTGCCACCCATTAGAAAACTACTAAAGTCATCTGTTGCTTCTTTAGCAGTTGGTTGAGCAACTGCTGATTTAGCACCAAATATATTCTTTCCACCTTTTTCCATCAGAATCATAGGGCCACTAATCACATGACGAACAGCAGGATTAGAAAGGTCTATTTCTTGGTCAGGTTTTAAACCAGTTCTTTGAGCTACAAAGTTAATATAGCCTTCAGTATCGTTTTTATCTTGAGGAGGAGCATACCGACTAATAACCCCTCTTAAAGTATTAATGTTATGTTTTGTTCCATAGATTCTTAGATTGTCATCCATAGCTTTAATACCTTCTTCATAGCTAGAAGGTTGTTGAAAGCCTGTAGATGATCCAACTGGTCTTAGATTGCCAACATTGTATTGATTAACACCGCCAACAGGATTAGCTTGTGGGTTAGGCTTTGCTTGCCCACCCATTAAGAATTGGCTGAAATCATCCATTACAAAGTTCCTGTTTGCTCTAATTTTTTAACATTATTGTATTGCTCATTAAAAATTCTTAGTTGATTTTTATCAGTTCCAAGTAGTTCATCTCTAGCTTTGGCTTTTTCTTCCTTAGACATTCTTGGATCATTAAAGATATTCATAGCTTGGAATATCTTAGGATCAGCATTTTTAGACCACATTTGTTCAAATGACTTTAAGTTTTGATCTCCAAACTTGTCAGAAAATTTCTTAATTGCTGTCGCTTTTGAATCAAGAGCTGTCATATCAGCTTGAGTTCTACGAGCAATTTCAATCAATACTTTTGGAGGATAGGTTTCATCTCCGTTTGCCATTCTTTGTAATTGCTGTCCTGCTACAGTATCCATAGAACCGCCTGTTGCTTTAATGTTAGCAATAGCAGCGTTGGCTAAGTCTTTAGACAATTCTTTGTAACGAATACCTTGTTCAGTTCCTAAGAATGTAGATAGGTTTCTTTCAAGTGAACCCAAAACTCCTGAAGTTGGCAAAGTTGCTGATTTCTCAAGCTCCATAGCCTTTTTAATAACTTCATCTACATTTCTACGAGAGGCAGGAAGTTCTGACTGTCTAGCAATTAAAGATGTTTTTGATGCAGTTCCAACTTTACGCTCATCTTCTTCTTGTGGAAGCGCTGTATAGGCTTGACCAGCTTGCCTAATTGGATAAGACAAAGGAACTGGTTTGCTTAAATCAGTCTTAACTGGTTGGCTCATATCTTGAGGTTGAACACCAGTTTTAGTAGCTGTAGTAGGAGCAGTAACAGGAGCGGTAGCAGAAGCAGGAGTTTCAGTTCCTTGTTTATTAGGCTGATAACCACCTTGAGGCAACTGTGATGGCAATATGCCACCAGGATATACTTTTTCAAGCTGAGTTTGAGCGCTCAAAGTTTTTGCCAAACTCATAGCTAACCAAGACCTTAGTTCAGTTGGCGAACCATTTACAGGAATTCCTGATAATGTTTGATTAACAGCATTTTCAGGAGTATTCATCCTCTTAGCGTTTTCTTTTACTGAATTAACAATATCGTCAGAAGTTAAGTCAGGTTTTGTCAAAAGACCTTGGATGCTTTGAGTAACTTGAGTTGTATGTTTTAAAGCATTATCTAGGGTTGCAGTATCGGCTTGCATTGTTGCAGTTTGAGCCTGTGCTTGACCTTGTTGAATTGCTGAAGGCAATAAAGCCTTTTCTCGTTGCAATGCAGTAGAGGTTCTTCCAAGATCAACCATTTCTTGAATAGACATAGCTTTAGGAGCTTGCGTATTTCCATAAATACTTGCATCAGGTAATGTGCTGAGAGCTGGCATATTATGTCCTTAAATTCAAAGAGCTTAAATTTCCACCTGATTCGGTTGGCCCTATTTGGTTTTGATATGTATAACCAGTATTTCTATTTCCGCTTATTCCCATATTTTGATATGGATTTGGATTTTGATTCATAGCGTAATAAGTTCCAGCGTTTGCCACTCCTTGAGCTGTATTTGCATAAATATTGCCTTGAGCTATCTGAGAAGCTGCTTGTGCATTACCTGATGCAGCCATCAAACTAGCAATATTAGTTCCAGTTCCAAGCATTGCATTAGCTTGACCAGTCGTTCCTGTTAAGCCAAAGTTAGCAATTTCTCTTAAATTAGAGAAAATGTTGCCTCTTTGAGTTTGGAATTGATTAAAAGCATTAGCATATTCGCCTGAAGCAAAGTTTTGGGTATAGTCTTGTAAGCTACGCAAAGCGTTACCGCTTACAGCTCCACCGCCTACATTTGATGCCATTAAATTAGCTTTTTGACCTTGACCTAATCTAAAGTCATAACCTGGTGCTAAATATTCGTTTAAATCACGATTAGTAAACTGTTGCGTAAAGTAAGGATCTTCAGACATCTTATTAAGAGCTGTAACCCCCTTATTTACATAAGGATTGTAAACATCAGCAGCTCTTTCACCAGTTTCTAATAACTGACCTTGCGCTCTAGCTGCTGCATCTGCTTGAGTTTTAGCAGCGCTTTTAGCTCCTTGGCTCGCCATGTAGCCTGAAGCTACTGATCCTACTACGATAGCTGTTGCGACTCCTGACATTTAATCTCTCCTTATTGCAATACTCAAGGCTTGTCGATAATCAATAGTAATTTCTTCGCCTAAATTACCCCCATGACACCCATTTATAGCCTTTTTTGCCACTAAATCAATGTCATTATTATCTCTTAAAACCATAATTCCGTTAACATTTTTTGAATGATTCGTATATCTACCAATTGGAGTTCTTTTGCCGTTTATTCTTGCAGGAGCAATCACTTCTCCTTCTTTAAAGTTACCAGTAGCAAATACTCCTTTTCCATCAATTCTTGAGTTGGCTACCATTACTTTGTAATTTCCAAAAGGCATAGAAATTTGATCGTCTGTGTTTTCTGTCTGCTTTCTAACAGTTTCATGGTCAAAACCAAACTCAGCTATAGCTAAGTAATAATCAGCAATATCTGAAGAATGGTCTAGGGTAAGCAACAGCTTTTGTGAGCTTTGGTGATCTTGCCAAGTCATGCTTTTAAGCAAAAACATACTTTCTAGCTTTTCTATATCTGTTTCGCTTGTCGCATAAACATTCTGCCAAATCATATCCTCATGGATATAACCTATTTTTCTTCCAGCTTTGGCTACAAATGTTTGTGGAGCTACAAGTTCTGTATGAGAACCATCTTCATTCACCATAGTTACTCTACCAGCAAGCATAATATTTAAATGCTCGGTTTTTTGATAATGACCTATAGAGAATGTTCCTGCTGGAATCCTTACTTCTCTAATATAAATATTAGGAGCAAAGTGATGCGTAACAGGACAATCAGCTTGTTTTTCTTGTAAAAAGTGCTTTTCTAATTTTTGCACCTTTTCTTCAGTTATGACTTGTAAGTTAGACATTGTAGTAAGGAACTTTATAAATTCTGCCGTTTACTGTCATTTCAATAAATCCAACAGGATTAGCTGGTAAAACAGCACTTCCAGCACTTGCTGAAGGAGCTATCCTAGTAAAATTAAGAAGATTAGAAAAAAATATCTGCCAAGCTCTAGTTGGTCTTTTAGTTTGCTCATCCATAAAATCAGTCTGTGGATAAGGATTATCTTGGGATGGCCCCCATATTTGATTTGCCATTAATTTTCTCCTACAGATGCTTTTAAGTTAGCCGACACAATGACAGCTTTAACTGGATCTGTAACGACTACTTCATAGATTCGATCCCTAGCTTGTCCTAATCTGCGCCAAATAATACGATTTTGATATTTACCAACCTTACCAATTCCAGCCCAATGCTCATTAGACCAAGTAGAACCGCCATCATTAGACCAACGCAACATAGCTTGAGGGTTTATACCTATGTCATTATCTCCTAATGGAAAAGTTTCTATGCCTTGCAGACCAACACCAGGTTGAAACTGTATCTGTAACTCATCAAAATACTGTCGTTGGAAGTCAGCTACTAAATGAGGACATCTTCTCATTCTTCTAATGTGAGTTCCGTTATCTGTGTAGTTGTTAGGATCTAAACGATAAATTTGCCCATTTTCGTAATCGCCAACTAAAAACTGATTTTGGAACAAAGCTCCACAATTGGATCTATGCCGTTTGTAGTTGTTTTGAGTATCAGTCCAAAGCCATTTATGCCAAAGTCCTGTTGCTCCATCAAAAACCCATGTTAGTTCAAGAGTTGGAAAGGTTACGACATAGCACTCATGTCCTTCTAGCTGATAGGTATAGGCTACGGCATCACTAATAGTTTGATTTACCAAAGTGTTTTCTACCGCATGAGTAGAAATACGCTGTGGGAAATACCCATTCATTTGCACAATAACCGCTTGACCACGATCATTTCTAGACACATAAGCAAAAGAGTTGCCAAATCGAGCCATTGAGAATTGAGCTGCTATTCCATGCTGTGAGGAAGCGCCTGGTATTCTTTGGAAAGGAAATGGGAAAGTTCCCACATCTGCCCAAACTTCAGAAGTCTTTTCACCTAGCAAATAAATCTGACCATGATCGACTATTAACGATACAAGATCGTCAGGCCCTGTAAATTTAGAAGCAAATGAAAGCCCATAGGTAATTGGAGAAAGCACATCAGAAGCAGCGTATTGCTGAGTATTAGGTCTGTTATAAACAAAGTAATTATCAACAATATCTACTACAGAACCACCAGCAAAAGCTCCATCTGTAGAAGGAAGTTCACTAAAGTTTAATCCATACATAGTTCTAGAAGTAACAGTCTGACTATTGTTGATGACATAGTTACCAGTTGAACCAGTTCCTGTTCCAAAGGTCAAAGTTAGGGTTAAACCTGTTCCTGAACCATCTGAGGAAGTAGAGGCATTATTAGCAGGAACAGAAGTATATTGACCTGAAAAGGTTCTTGTAAGTCCTGTAACAGCTCCTGAACCGCCTATGGAAGTAACTGTATAAGTAGCAGGACTAGATCCATAAACACCGCCTAAAACAGTTATATTTTCGTTTACAGCGTAACCAGTTCCTGCTGTTGCTATGGTTTCGCTAAGAACAGTTCCGCTACCCAAAGCTGTAATAATGGTTTTAGCCGTTACTGTAGATCCTGTAATAGTTTGACCTGCATACAAAGTTCCGCTAGAAACAGCAGAAACAGTTAAAGTTGTTCCTGACATATCTGCTGTTATTACAGCTCCAACAGTAGCTGAGTTCATTTGGATTGGAGAAGCAACCGAATGACTTTGATTAATAGTCCAAGTTGTTCCTGAACCACCAGTTATAACTGTTTGATTTAGGATTCCAATACCAAACAAAGATTGACCAGCCGATATTGTTCCGCTTTGCAACAAAGTTACAGTAAGGGTAGTTCCGCTAATTGTTCCTTGAAATACAGCAGAAGCTGGATTAGAAATGCGCCAAGTGTAACGATTAGAACCATCTACGATATAGACATTTAGACCATTATCGGTAATGCCTACTTGACCAGTTGAGCTATTTAGCTGACCTACAATTGTTGCAGTAAAGGTTGATCCCATTACATAAACATAAGGGCCACACACCACCACCAAATAATCGCCACCTGAAACAGTTCTCATACCCCTTACTTGTTGGGCATTTTGTAGTGTTACGACATTGGTAAGTCCTGGTGTTGGATAAAGAGCAATAACTTGTCTAGCACCTTGAGGAAGGGTAGGATCAATTTCAGGTCTAAAGTTTATGCACTCCTAATCCAACCAGCATCTTTTTGTCGGCTTGAGAGCATTGCATCTGCAAATTGAGCTGATGCCATAGGTTTCATATTGGTGCGTTTTAAAGTCGCTTTAGCTTGTGCAGCATAAGCATTAATCATAGCTATTTGTGTTGCTGAGGCTTTGCCATACATAGGCATTAAACGCTCTGCCAAACACCATCTAAGAGCCATTGAATAGCCTTGAGGAAGGACTATATCGTCATACATAGTGCCGTAATTACTAAACAAGGTCTGAGCAAATAAATGCACTTCACCTTGTGATGGGTTTGGCCATAGGAACACATTTCCTGATTGCTCATTTGGATTGAAATATACCGCTTTTGGCCATGGGCCATTCAGCGTTTTTAGACCAATAGAGTTGTAGTTATCCAAAGCCAAAACTGCCATTTGGTAATCCAAACCACCATTAGCAATAGGCTGACCATTAGAGCTAGTATTTACCCTTACATAAGCGCTATCAATTCCTAGTGGTTTTTGATAGTAAGCAGTAATGGTAGAAGCAACAATAGTTCCAGTTATCGTTGTAGAAGCTACAGTTTGAGAGGCGCTGACTGTGTAAGTTCCAACTCCACCAGTTCCTGAAATGAGAGCTGAAATAGTAGTTCCTGCCGTTACTCCAGTTCCGCTAATAACAGAACCTACATTAACAGCACCTGAAGTCATAGCTGTAACAGTAAGCGTTGTTCCTGAGATTGAACCAGTAAAGACAGGAACTTGAGTTGGTTGAGTAATATTTAAAAGATAAGTTCCTTGTTCGTTTACATTACCACCAGCTCCTGTTAGATTACGAACAATCCGAGTTCCGCTAGTAATGCCTTGGCAGTTTAAATATTGACCTTGAGCTACAGCTCCTGAATTGATGCCTGTAACTGTCAAAACATTACCTGAAAAAGTGCCTGTAAAGTTTGATCCAATAAAGTTAGCAGTAGAAGGATTAGGGCCAATCGTATATTGCACTTGACCAGCTATGACAGGAAAAATGATCTCCGTAATGTTGAAAACCATCATATCCTCGTTAGACCATTGGTCTATGAGGTCATTCATCAAATCAAAAGCATCTTTAGCTGCATCTGCTGTAGGTTGTTCTCCAGCTTCCAAAGCTCCTATGTCTTTTAATGAGCGACTAATGATGTCAATTGGTTTGGTCATAATAGTTCCTATTCAATAGTAAAGGTATCCACTAACCAAGGAAATTCACTTTTTTTACTATTCTTTAATGCTTCTAGTTGTTTCTCTAAATTTAATTTTATGATGTTTACATCATCTTTGGTAGTATCTTGCTCCAACCAACGAATTAAATCTTCTTCTTTAATTTCTGAATAAGGTTTAGCAATTGTTCCTTCAAGGAAACAATGATAGCCTTCAGTTTCGACAGTATTTGTTTCATTTTGTGCTTTCAATAAAAATTGAACTTCTATTACCTTTTCATTTTCAGAAAAGACTTTTAAGATAGACCATTCGTAATTTGTCATGGCAAAGTTGCTATAAACGCATCCGTCATCACATTCCCATCAATAATTACTGGCATTATTTCACCTCAATTTGTTTTAACTGCTCAAGAGTGGTGGCTTGGTCAGCTAGTTGGGTAATATCTCTTAGCCGTTGTTTCTCAGCTACGATAGCAGTAGTGTCTGCACCTTCTTCTAATGCTCGTTGAAACGCTACATCTTGGGCTTGCAATAGAGATGTACGCTCTGCTCGTAGGCGGTCTTTAGTAATTGCTTTAGCTTTGTCAAAATTAATAGTAATCATTCTTGGTATTCCCATGCGTTACGGAATGTGCGGTCTGTAGGAATGTCAGCAACATCCACAATCTTGTATGGCTTGCCTTTTGGCACATCTTTAGTGGCAATTTCTTCAATCGTTAATCCGCAGTCGGCAGGAACAATAATGGCTACACCATCGTCTGTAGGGTAAATTATTCTTTGGTTCATTGTTTCTCCTAACGGAATATTGCAATACTAATATATGTCGCATCTTTTGCAGCTCCTATTACTGTAGTGCTGAGCCGTAATGCACTGGTTGTAGGGGCTACTACGCTATTACTATTAGCTGAAAAATCCATTATTACAACAGCCTGAGTAGGAGCAGAATCAGGACTACAAGAACCGACAGAACTATAATTTATATCAGGCATAGCACTGGTAAAATTAACTGTGTAATCACCAGTACCATTATCAGTAATAGAAGTTACATTACCACTAGCACGAATAGCTGGAGTACCTGAACCATTAAAGTTTACCCATGCACGACAGCCGTATGCTACTGCACTAGAGCCATAGCCTGAGTTAAAACGAAAATCACCTGTTGATGTTATGCGAGCTTGTTCCGTTGTGTTTACATGAAACACACAATCATTTCCTGAACTTACGCTTACACCATTAAATGTTAACCAAGTAGATGCAGTTCCGTTATTAGAAGTTGCTCTAATAATTGAGTCTGTGCCAGTATTGTTTGCACTTTTTACTTCAAATTTTCCTGTAGGAGTAGTAGTACCAATACCCACATTACCACTAGAATCAATACGCACTACTTCCGTACCACCTTCAGAAAACGCAATCGTATCTGCTGCTGGAAAGAAAATACCTGTATTAGCATCCGTTCCTCGTATAGCTGGGGTAGATGCTGAACCATCAACATCGGATAGTCCGTCTGTTCCGTTAAGAATTAATGACATTATGCTAACTCCTCATCTGTTGGTCTAGCTAGAGTAAGATGTTCCCACTTAGCAATGTAATCGCCTTTGCCATCTGAATCGTTTTGTAATGTGATTACACCGCTTGCAAAATCAAAATTAGCAAGTTCAGGGTAAATAGAAATAATTTTTTCGTATAACATTATGCTGACCTCACTAAAACTGCTTGAAACCAAGTATTTAAACTACCAGTTTGAATTTGATACCCAGTTCCATTGGTGTATCCGTAAAATTCAATGTAATCAGTAGTTCCATTCATATACATAAGACAGCTAACAGAATTGCCATAAGGACTAGAACCAGTTGAATTTACGCCATATTTGAATGCAGAACCATTTTTAAATATAACCGCAAGCGTTGTTCCACTTCCGCCTAAATTATAAACAGCATTAACTTGGTAATATCCAGCAACATTAGGTGTAAATCTGTAATTGCCTGTATTAAAACAATTTGCTGTGTCAAATTCTTCTGTGTCTATTTGTAGTTTATTAAATGCACCAGTTGTAAATGTTTGTGCTGAATTTTGATAAGCACTAAACGCTGGCATATTACCGCTAACCATTGCTGTGCCTGTTACCGATGGAACAGTAACTAAGTTACCAGTTCCTGATGCTAACTGTAATACACCGCTATTGTCAGCAGAACTAACAAGTCCATTGGCAGTTGTAGCTGTGATAATTGATGCCATTATGCGACTCCTTTGGGATACTTAGCCTTAACCGCTAGGCAATCCGCTATGTATTTATCAATCTGTGCTTGGTCATTCTTTACTACACCATCAATGTAATCGGTGATGTTTGGATATTCTGATGCTCTTTTAGCAATATAAGCATGAGCATCTACATAAGCCTGAACTGCGACTTTATCGTATGCGACTTCGTTGCCGTCTGCATCGTAAGCTACATCGCCACATATGGTTACTATTGATGGATTTAGTTTGTATATGGCTTCGTGGTTCATGCCGCAATCTCCATGAGAACAAGTGTAGCTAAGTTATCACTACCTAGCCCATAACACCAGCCGACTGTAGAACCCCCAACAGCACTTCGGTGCATTACTGTATAAGTCAAAGCACTTGTAGAAGCTGGTGAATCATAACGCATCATTTGGGCAGGTTGATAGTTTGCTGAAGCGTTATATGCTACCCAATAATATCCATTTGCACCAACAATAGAACCACTACCATTACCACTAGTGCCTCTATAAAAAGCAGTCCACAATTGATTTCCGCCAGTTCCTACAAAAGAAATGTTTGATGAGGCTAAACAAAGTATTCTTGATGTGCTTGAAGTTGGAGTTATAGTTGCAAATAAGCCTGTTGTTGAATAAGTTGTTAAAGTTGTTGATGTATCTCCTGTTACAGTAGCACTAACTACTTGCAACACAGAGCCAGTTGGTAATGCGGCTTTAGGAATAGACTGACCGCTAGAGTTTGTAGTTAAGACTGTTCCTGATACGGCTGGCAAAGTTAATACAGTAGAGCCAGCAACGGCTGGTTCTTGTAATGTAACGCTTCCGCTAGTTGAACCTACTAAAACAAGAGACATAATTTATTCCTTATAGAATTAACCAACGCACACCAGCATTTACAGTTACCGCAAATCCGCTATTAATAGTGATAGGGCCAACAGACATACTAGGATAGGTAACAGTAATATTTTCCGCTATTGTTGATGCGTTGTAAGCAATCGCTTTAGGGTTTGCAGTTCCAAAGTATTGACCAGCAGCTACACCAGTTAAACCTGATCCATCACCCACAAAAGCTGTTGAACTTAAAGTTCCAGTAGAAGGGTTGTATTGGAGTTTAGTAGAGCTTACATTTTCACCACTAATTGTTCCGCTTGTAGCGTTTGTAAAGGTTATGTAACGAGTTGCATTAGTAGTTGTATCGTCAGTAATGGTAATTCCGCTAGTTACTGTGCTTGCAATTGTTACATCTCCACCAGTAGTAGGAGTAATGCTAATTCCTGTTCCTGCTGTCAAACTGGTGTTTTTCCAACGAGTATTGGTTTGGTTATAAGTTAATATTTGACCGCCAGTTGGACTGCTTAACTGAACATCAGAAAGCTCTGATAAATAAGTAGCAACACCAAATTTAACGATAAATGAACCAGCGCCACCACCAGCAGCGTTAATAACAGTTCCTACCAATAACTTTAAGTTTGGTGCAGTTGGGATTGTTTTAGTCAATCCACCTGTTACTGGGTTATAGTAAATATCGTCATTATCTGCCCAAGTTTCGCCATAAGCTGTTCCGTTGGTAGTAATGTTATTAACTATTCCATAAGTAGTAACACGACCAAAGCCGTTTAAAGCGATAGATTCTGTGGCGCAACCTAAAATTTGGTCAGAATTTGTAATTCCAGCTATTGCAGGAGCAAAAGTAATAACTCCTGAAGCTCCTACTACACCAGTTTTATAGACCAGTTGTAATGGGGAATCAGTAATGGCTGCGCTTGCTTTGCCGTAGCGATAGAGTTCTTCGCCTACTTGTTGAGTAATGTTGCCATTACCCATACCAAGATTCCAAGATCCAGTAGTTCCGTTGTACCACATACGACCAGCAGCTAAAGTTGTTGCAGCGCCATTACTAAAGTCTTGGTAATTACTAATTACTGGATTGTTTAAAGTTGGTGCAGTTGCTAAAGCTACAACTGTGCATTAAACGCAGCAGAAGCTGTAGTTTGACCTGTTCCACCACTACCAATAGCTAATGTTGCTGATAAACCAGCAGCAGTTCCTGTAGTGTTTTGGTTAAAGGTTGGCCATGTAAATGTTCCTGAACTAAAATTTCCTGAAGTTGGTGTTCCTAAAGCTCCACCATTAACAAGAACAGAACCAGCAGAGCCAATATTTACCGCTAATGCAGTAGCTACACCAGTTCCAAGACCAGTTATTGATCCGACTGCTGGAGTAATAGTTGAGTTGCTTGCTGATGTAATTTGACCTTGTGCATTTACCGCAATTACTGGAGAAGTCGTTGCAGAACCATAAGTTGCATTGATAACCCCAGTATTAGTAATACTGAATACACCAGCATTTAGGCTTAATCCAGTTCCAGCGTAATAAACAGAAGATACGCTAAAGTTAGCCCAATTTAAAGCTGTAACTCCAAGAGTTCCACCTTCTTGAGCTAGGCTATACCATGCAGAATAGGCTTGTGAGCCTTCTTCTACGAATACAATAGCGCCTACATATTCTTCCCAATTATCAGCTCCTACAGCGTATTCCCACGCTCCTGATCGGACTACATAAATACCATTGTTTTTTGATAGGCTTTGGTCTTTTACTAAAACTCGATCTCCATCAGTCAATGGAACTGCATCAATAGTCTGAAAACCTGACAAAGAAGCTATATTTGAAAGAGATGCTGCTTTTACTGGTTGTTTCCAACTAAGTCCAGCAGCGTAATAATCTACATACTGTTTATTGGCAATTCCTGTGGCAGTTGTAGGCGCTACAGAAACATAACCTGAAGTGAAATAACCGACAGCAGGAGTTGTTACACCAATAGTAGTGCTATTAATTGTGCTACTGGTAATGTTAAGACCTGATTGTTGAGGGTTAGTCGTTGCATAAAACGGCTGACCTTGACCAATAAAAGTTTGAAAATTGCCATTAATATCAAAATAAGCCTGAACAGGCAGTAGATTCTGAACTGATGTAACTGGAGGATTAGCCATAAAGCATCCCTTTAATTTTTAGGACTGATTCCCAACTGGAGTTATATAAACAAGAGCAGGGCCTGTTGCTGAACCAATAGCTGATACTTGGAAGTTATTAGCTGGAGTAGCTAAAACAATCGGTTGAGTCATCAAAGGAGGCAATACAAAAGAACCATTTGTTCCATCAACAGGAAGCGTTGCTGTAGTAGCAGTAATTCCTGTTGGAGAAATCTCAATAGCTACTGAATTAGCACCAGCGTTCAAGAAAGCTGCGTAATTGACTTGATTATTGCCTACCGAGGAAACAGTAACCGCAGCATGAGCTGAAGCGCCTACTGATAAAGCCGTTGTCTGAGCTTGTAATCGTAAAACGATAGTATTAGACATGATTTGTCCTTAGATTGCAGCAAGCTGTTGCCATACAGATCCATCAGACATCCACAATTTACCAGTTCCAGTAGCGTTAGAAGTAACGGCTAAACTGTTGGCAGGAGCTGTAGTGGTTTTATTTCCTGTATGACCCATTTTAATTTCAGGATCACACCAAACCTTACCGCCTAATTTGCTCCACCTAAAACAGAAGGAATAATCTTCTCCGTATTTTTTATCTCCTTCAGCAATATGAGCAAAAAGGTCATAAAACAAATTGTCTTTAGCTCCATCATGGAAGTATTGCTCAGGATAGGCTTGCACCATTTGTTCTAAACAATGACGACTGATTTTCATAAATCCAGTAGGAATGGCAGCGACTTCTAGCAAACCAGTTTCAGGATCTGCCCAAAGTTCAGGTTTATCTAGGTATTTAACTGGAAAGCCTAATTCATCAACTCGATAAGGGTAAATTCCACCGACTAGATCAACTTTATGATCCACAAGTCGTAAAAGAGCGCCTTTTCCCCATGCTACATCTGAGTCCACAAAGACTAGGCAATCGGATTCTGTCTTTAGGAAATTAGAGGCTATAGCGCCTCGGCAATCGGCTATATAAGCGCTCCCTATGTCATCAATTAGGGTAAATGTATCCCCCCTAGAAACAAGCATTACAAGATCGTTTACCAAGGATCTCATAGTTGCCATATAAACCGAGCCTGTATAGGCTGGAATAGCAATAGTTATGTGCATTTCTTCCCTTCACAAAAGAAAAAGCCCACCCCTTTTGGGAGTGAGCTT